TATGCCGTGTCCGATGAGGGGCGCGTCTATAGTTGGGTTTCCCATAAGCTCCTCAAACCGGGACGAATGCCCGGCGGCCACCTCTCTGTTGCGCTTGGTCGGGGAAATTCGCGTTGCGTCCATGAGCTCGTGCTCACCGCACACGTGGGCCCCCGGCCTTCGCCTAAGCATGAAACGCGCCACCTCAACGGTGTCCCATCGGACAACCGGCTTAGCAATCTGGAGTGGGCTACCAAAAGCCGTAACAGCCAAGATAAAAAGTGGCATAACGGCGCGCGCAATTATAAATTGAGCCCCTCGCACGTTCGCGTCATTCGCCAGCTATTGGCCAAAGGCCGGAGCGCGCGCTCAATCGCAAAAGCCTTTGGCGTGAGCCCCGTTACGGTGGACCGCATAGCGCACCGCGTTACCCATGGAGACGTGTGATGCCGTCTCACTCAAGTATTGACTTCGAAACGGCCAGCGCGGCCGGGGTCTTTTGGGATAACGACACCGGCCGCCTCGTGGGCCCTCCCGGGTCCGGCAAGGGCAAGCGGGGGCTCCCCGCGGTCAATGTGGTGGCGTATGCCCAGCACCCCACCACCCGCGTCCTCACGCTCTCGTGGAAGCTCCCGGACGGACGGCGCGGCCGGTGGCGGCCCGGTGAGCCCCTCGCCAATCTCCAGCCTCTTTTCGACTGGCACGCGGCCGGTGGGTGGATAGGCGCGCACAACCTCGCTTTTGAGTGGTATATCTGGGAGCTCATTTGCGTCCCCCAACACGGCTTCCCGCACCTCGCGCCGGAGCTGCTCACGTGCTCCATGGCCACGGCGCACGTCAACGGATACCCCGGCAAGCTCGCCATGCTGGGCCCGGTGCTCAACCTCCCAGTCCTCAAGGATGGAGAGGGCCGCCGACTTATCAACAAGTTTTCTGTCCCGAATAAACCCACCAAAAAGCGGCCGGGTTTCTGGATTATGCCGGAGGATGACCCGGAGGACTTTGAAAAATTCCGCAATTATTGCGACACGGACACGGACGTGGAGGCCGCCGCGTGCGATGCCATGCCACCCATGTCCCCGGACGAGCGCAATTTTTGGCTGGTGGACCAAGAGATAAACCGCCGGGGGATTGCGATTGACCGGGCCGGGGTGCGCGCGTGCATCGCCGTGCTGGAGCAAGTCCTAGAACTCCGTGGCCATGAATTTCGCCAGATAACCGGGGTGGAGCACACCCAAGGCGAGCGTTTCAAAGGGTGGCTCCTCGCGCAAGGCGTAGCCGTGGACAGTCTGGACGCGGAGCACATGGAGGCGCTCCTAGAGCGCAAGGACCTTCCGGAGCTCGCGCGCAAAGCGCTGGAGATAAAGGCCCTCGTGGGCTCCGCGAGCGTCAAAAAGCTCTATGCCATGGAGAACACGGCCAGCAACGAGGACCGGCTCCACAACCTCATTGTCCACCACGGCGCGCGCACCGGCCGCCCCACCGGCGAAGGCCCGCAACCGCTCAACCTTCCGAAAGCCGGGCCGCAATTGGCCACGTGTGGAGCGTGCCGCAAGCCCTTCCATCACTCACACAAGGCTTGCCCGTGGTGCGGCCGTCCGCGTCCGCCCCGGCTCGTTGAGCTCAAGGAGCGGCTGGCCCCCACGTGGCGGCCGGACATGGTGGACCCCGTGCTGGAGGTCATGCTCCTCCGCAAGCGCGAGCTGGTGGAGCACTATTTTGGCGATGCCGTCACGGTCATCATGGGCCTCGTCCGGGGCCTCTTTGTCGCTGGGCCCGGCAACCACCTGATAGCGTCCGACTATTCCGCCATTGAGGCCGTGGTCACGGCTATGCTCGCGGGTGAGGAGTGGCGGATTGAGACATTCCGCCGCAAGGAGGACATTTACCTCTATTCGGCCGCCAAGATCACCGGGGGCACCGTTGAGGGCTATAAGGCCTATGCGGAGGAGACGGGAGAGAAGCACCCGGACCGCCAAAATATCGGCAAGGTGGCGGAGCTCGCGCTGGGCTTTGGCGGATGGGTTGGCGCGTGGCGCAATTTCGACAAGGGGGACACCTATACGGACGATGAGGTCAAACGCCTCATTTTAGCATGGCGTGCGGCCTCTCCAAAAGTTGTGGATATGTGGGGCGGCCAGTCCAATGCGGACCGCACCGGCCCTCACCTCTATGGTTTTGAGGGTGCCTTTATCTGGGCGCTTCAAAACCCCGGCTTGCCGGTCACGGTGTCCGGCATAACCTTTACCATGGAAGCGGACGACGCCCTCCGCATCACGCTCCTATCCGGCCGCAAGCTCACCTATTGGGCTCCCCGGCTGGCCCCGTCATCGCGTCCGTGGGCGCGGCCGTGGGAAAAGGAGATTACTTATTCAACGTGGAACACCAACCCGAATTATGGGCCCAAGGGGTGGGTCCGCATGTTCACCTATGGCGGTCGGCTCACGGAGAATATCGTCCAAGCCGTCGCTCATGACCTCTTGCGCTTTGCCATCCTCAACCTCCGCGCGGCGGGCTTCCCCACCGTGCTCCATGTTTATGACGAAATTGTGGTTCAGGTCCCCGCGTGGGCGAGCCCGGACGCGTTGGCAGAGGTGGAGAGGATCATGGTTATCATGCCGTGGTGGGCTCTGGGCTGGCCTGTGCGCGCGTCGGGAGGCTGGCGCGGCATTCGCTACCGTAAGGATTGATTAGGATTTGCCTGATAAGCCGGAGGCTCAACACCACGAGGAGCCCCCGCCATGAATACCAAGGTCCAACGCATGATGGAAGAAAATCCCGGAATGGACGAGCTCACCGCTTATCGCGCCGTCCGTTCCTTTGACATGGTGGCCCGCCGGGCCCCGGACGTTCGCAAGGCGGCCATTGTGGCCGGGAGAGGGATTTACAAATGAGGAACTTTGCAACCGGCATAAATTTTGCGCTCCTCGTGGCCATTGTGTTTGGCGTGGAGCCCGGCACCGCCGTGAGGGTGGCGGCCGCTATTGTGCTGGCAATAGGTTTTGCGGCCCCGGTGCTGGTGGCGGTCCGGCGGGAGCTGTCACGCAAGCCTTGAGCTGGGCCGTGTTGGCCTCGCCCCACGTGCGGAGGTCCAGCGCGCTTTGGTCCACAATCAAGAGGTCATGCCCGGCCTGCCCCGTGAGCTGATTGGCCACGTGGGCGGGCTCTGGCGCGATGTTGGACGCGGTAACGCACGGCACCGGCACAAGCACCTTTTCCACCACCGTGTGGACCTCAACGGCCGGTGGTGGCGTATCGCTCCCCATGCACCCGGAGAGCGCGGCCGCGCATAGGAACAAAGCGGCCCACGCGGCAATGGAGAATGCAATCGCCCCGGCGCGGACGGCGCTGACCTGCCACCGTTTCATAGCTGCCCCCTCGTGTCGTTGTGCGCGGTCGGAGCCGGGCAATCGTTAAGCACCGGCCGGGCCTGTGCGGCCTTGAGCTCTGCAATGGCCGCCGCGCGCCCCTGTGCGGCCTGCGCGGCCTGTGCGCGCGCCAGAGCGGCCGCTTGCTGGGCCGCCGTGCTTTGCGCCTTGTAGCCGTCCACGGCCGCATTCTGGGCCGCCACGGTGCTCTCTAGGGTTTTGATGCTCTGGGCGTCCGTGGCGAGGTCGGCGCGGTAGCCGCCCAGCTCCGTGCGGTCTTTGGCGAGCTGGGCCGCTTGCGTTGCCGCCGTGGCGTCCGCGCTGGCCCACTCGTGCCGCTCAATGAGGATCACCACCACGCACGCGGCGAGCGCGAGGACATACCACGGGAGGGTCTGGAGCCATTTGAGGAGCTGGCCGCCCCACCCTAGGAGCTTGAGGCCAAGGCCTACGAAAAATTCAAGCATTGCTCTGCTCCGTCGCGGTCCCGGCCAAGGCCCCCGGCGTGGCCACAACGGTGCGGCTGGTGGTCGTGCTGGGCTCTGTGCTTTTCTTGAGCGAGAGCGCCCCGGCACCGGCCAGCAAAAGCCCCGACGTGCCGCCGCTCCATTGCATCCAGTCGTTGGCGCTCCAAAGGGGCAAGGGCACCGCGTGAAATAGAGACGCCACGGTCCCGGCCACCTGCCCAAGCCCAACCAAAAGGGGCGTTGTGGCCGTGCTGGCCCAGAGCGCGCGCCCTAGGTCAAACGTCTCGCCGTCAATCCCGGTGAACCAATCCTTGAGAAGCCGTTTCATTGGAGCACCCCCAAACGATCAAAAAACGTCATGCGGTCCGCAAGGCCATTGAGGCCGCCGTTGACGGCGCGCGTGACCCCGTTGATGTCATTGGCGTCCGCGAGCGCGTTGACGTTGCGGTGTTGCCAATAGATGCACGCGGCAAGGACCGCGTTGTCCGGCACCTCCAAGAGCTCCGGATGGTTGATGCAATCCAGCCCGGTGAGGCCCGCCAAAAGCGCATAGTTATATCGTCCCGTGGTGTCCAAAAGCCCCCGGCCGCAAAAGCGCGCGCCGTCCCCGGGCTGGGTGTTGCCAAGGTCCCGGCGGCCCTCGTAGCGCTGGAAATAGGCCGCGTCCCCGCGCTCCTTGAGCACCGTAAAAGCAAATGTCTCGCACGCGGCTTGCGCGAGAAAATGCCGGACCCGGAGCGAGGTGTTGATGTCATAGGCGTCCAAATGCGCCACGAGCGCCACGCCAAGGTCATGGCCCAGAGGGATAGAGCCGTTCAGCCCCGCACGTGCCAAGAGAGCCGCGAAGGTCGCGGGCCCCGCGATGCCGTCCACGGTGAGGCCAGCATTGGCCACGTGGTTGAGGTTCGCTTGTGTGGCGGAGGCGTCAAACATGGTCAAACCTTGTGGATGAGCGGGAGGAGCGTGGCAACGGCCCAGCCCAGCGCGCCCCCGATGAGGGAGAGCACCGCGAAAAGCATGGCCGCGAATTTCCAAAAATTGGCGTGCTGATTTTTCAGAACCGCCATATCCGTGGTGAGCTGATTGAGCTGGCCTTGTTGGTTCTCCAGCTTTTGCACCAAGAGCGTGACGGTGGCGGCCCGTTCGTGCCCGATATTGTCCATGGCGTTGAGCTTCTCCTCTACGCGAGCAATTAGGGCCGCCAAATTGTTGGCCCGCGTTGCCGCCGCTCGTGCGCCTCTTGTATCGTTCTCCGCCATGATGCTCTAGCCGTTACCATTCAGTTATTTAGGGCAGGGATGGCGGAGCGGTAAAGCCCCGCCATCCCCGTGACGAAAGGGTTAGGATGCCGATTGCGCGGCGGCCTGTGCTGCAATCTGTGCGTCCGTGAGCGCCGGGGCCGCTTCCGGGGCCGCTTCCGGGGCCGCGTCCGGTGTGGGTGCTGGCGCGGGGGCGTACCCCGTGACCAAGCTCGCATCGAAGGCGGGGGTATTATCCCCGGCGGCCGTTTTCAGCTCGTTGACGGTAGCCTCCAGAGCGGCAACCTTGGAATAGAGGTCGTTGAAAATGTCTGCGATCACTTGGGCGTCATCGGTGCGCATGGTAGGGGTTTCCTCGTAGCGGTCGGTTAATTCCAGCGTGGCCACGGGGAGCCGCTTATCCCCGAATATCTCACGAAATAGGCGAACGAGCCCGCTCATTTTGCCGGGCTCTTGCGGACCCGGGGCTTGGGAACGCGGCCCAAGGGTCTGTTGCCTGCAATCACGTCTTGGAGCTCTTTGATGCTGGCGCGAGCGGCCGCCACCGTGGCAAGCTGGATATGGGCCTCTTTTTCCCATTGCTGGGCGTCCATGCGCGCTTGAGTGAGCTGAGCGCGGAGCTCCCCATTCTGGGCCTCCAGCTCGCGAGCTCGTGCAACGCTGCAAACGGCTTCCATGGTTAAGGCTCCCAAGTGGTGGCTCAATGCTTCATATTGGCCGCGAGAGAGTGCAATTCCGGCTTGATCGTTCATTGTCTGGCCTTCCGTTGGTGGTGCCCGCCACCTTTAGCCTATTTGCCCCATGCAATCCAGTAGGCCGTCACGGCTTGGTTAAAGCCGTACTCCGCATTTCCCGTATCTCCTGCCAAAGTCCCGCCAGCAATGGTGAAATTTTGGCCCTTCAAAGACAATCCGCCCCAATCCGGATTGGGACCTTTGTTGCCGCAAGCAAGAAAGCCATCAAATTCAGAGGGAAAAGGCGTATTGAATACCACTGGCGTGGACACAGTATTCGTATTGGGCGTTGGGAGTACCGTTGCCCCAAGCTTCACAATCCGGCCATTGGGCAGGTAGATGCTTTGGGCGTCCACGCTGTTGAAAAGCTCTTTGAGCACGAGGGGGGACAAAAACACATTTCCGGCTGTTGCCGCCTCTGCCTGCGCGAGCGTGGCCGACGCGGCGCCAGCGACAACCCACCCCACGGAACTCCCTCCATCGGGGTTGGTCATGTTGCCGTCAACGGTGTTGAACCACTCTACGCCGTTCATGGCTGTTGAGGCCACAACCGCGCCCTTGGGGTATCCGCCCAGACTGGCCGCAAAGGTCGGATCATAGACGGCCGGGCCCCCGGCGCTCACCCACCGCGTCCACTTAGTGACGTGGTTGAGAATGCCATTCACATCCCCACCGGAGACATAGGCCCCGCCGCCGCTCAAACTGGTGAATGTGTCGGGGGTGAAGCCGTCGGTGAAGCTGGCCGCGCCAGCCGTCACCCCGATTTGCGAGGGCACCGGCACGGGGCGGATATAGCTGCCCCCGGCGCTGTTGGCGAAGGGGATGGCCACGAGGGGCGGGAGGTCGGACAGGTTCATGGCTTACCTCTGGACGATGGTGACGGCGCGGCCGGTGGGCCGGGGCAAAAGCCCCTCTTGGGAAATGATAGCATAATCCACGGAGGAAAGCGTATCCCCGAACGAATAGGACAAGCTCCCGTCCTCGTTCTCCACCACATAGCTGTTGCCGTAGTCTGGAAAGAGCAACATGAGGATGGCGTTGGTTTCCGGGATGGTGAGGCCGGAGACGTTGGCCCGGGCTTTGGCGAGGATCACGCGCCGGTAGGTTTCATCCCCCAAGCGCACGTTGAGGGTCCCGTTGGCCCCCCTATTCCAAATGCCGTGGCCCCAATTCTCCGCCGTGTCCTGCCCGGCAAAGCCGATATAGACGTCGGCCTCCGGGACGGTGAGGTAGCGCGAGGCCCCGACAATGCGGCCCAGCACGTCCAAGCCGTAGCCCACCGCCGTGTCCAAGTCCCACACGTTGAAATAGAAAAAGTCATCATAGACCCGGCCGTCCAGCCACGCGCCCATGTATTGGACGAGCGAATAGAGGATAGGACTGTTGCAATACTGCGCGATGAGCGTGCCCAGCACGTCAAACGTGACAAAGCCCCCATAGGGAGGCGTGGGAGCCGCGCCGGAGGGCAACCGGGCCGCAATGGGCGCTCTGGCAAGCGGATAGTCCCCGATGGCCATTAAACCGCCTCCACGAGCACGTCCGCCGCGCTGCCCCCGGCGCGTTGGTTGAGGTTGAGGTCCACATAGTTTTGGTTGGCCGCGTAACCCGCCAGAGGCGAGCTTGCGAGGAGCTGGACCACACCCACGGAGTAAACGCCCACCCCGCCGGGGGCTCCGCTTGACTGGCCGGTGATGATGGTGCCCGGGGCCGCGCCTTCCACATATTGCCCCGTGGCCAGCGTGCCGGATGCAACGGCCGTGACGGTGAGCACGTTGCCCTCCCCGCCGCTTCCATTGTCGATTGCGCCGGTAAATTGCGCCGCGTCCGGGTTGTTGGGTGAGCCCAGCCCAATGGCCACAACGAGGGCCCACGGACCGAGAGCGGCAATAGGCGCTTGGAAGCGCGAAGCGAGGAGCCGGGAGCCCAGCGTGGGAGCGCCCAGCCCGGTGCTGTCATCCCCCGCAAAGACCGCAAGAACCACGTTTTGAACCTGCGTTACGACTACCGGCAAAACCACCGGCCGGTCAAAGACGATTGTATAGGTGGGGTACGGGATGGCGTAGCCGCTCCCGGTGTCCTCAACCACCACAGTGGTGGGGGTCACGGCATACATGGGCGTTCCCTGCCCTTTTTTCTGCCAAATAGCCGTGGCCACGGGGAGGTCCGCTCCACCATAGACGCACGCATACAACGACCCGGCCGGGAGCGTTACGCCCCGAATGGTGAGTGGACCGCTCTCGCTGTTGTCCGTGACATAGGCGTCCACCACCCCCGGCACGTCCAAGAGCTGGGCCCGGACCGCCGCGTTGAACCCGCGCGCGTTTTTGGTGAGCTCCGCTTGCCTACGGAGCTCAAACGCTTGAGCCGTCTCAAGGTTTGTCCCCGGGGTGCCGTCGCTGGCATTGAGGACCGTATCCCACCCGGGGATGGATTGATAAATCTCGTTGAGATACCCGGCCGGGCAAGGCACGTCCCCTTCCACGGTGTTTTGGAACTCAAGGTCTATGGACCCGGCGGCGGGTATGGTGCCCCCGCTTACGCACGAGTAGATATCGCCCCCTTGGGTCTTTGCCAACGCGCCCACCGGGATGACCACATTGGCCGCTCCGCCACACGTGACGAGCACGGTGGTGGGGCTGGCCGCAATGCGCTCCAGATTGAAAAAGCGTCCAATGCCGTCTTGCATCCGGCCGGAGCTGGTAGCCGGGTCCACGCGCGAGACAATGGCCAGATTGAAGTCCACAAAGGCTTGAAGAACCTCCGCAAAGCTGGTGCCCAATTGCCCTTGGGGCGTCTCCGGGTCCGTGCTCATACTGGGCGAATTGAAGGCGGCCGCAAAGTCGGCCATGACCCCGGCAAAAAAGTCCGCCGTGGCCGGTGCTGCAATGCCCGTGTCCGAAATAGTCGGGATTGGGACGTTGGTGGTGATCATCGGTCAAAGGCTCGCATAGAGGGGGCCATAGGCGGTTGTGACTTGGACTTGCCCAACAACCTGCCGATTGATGAGCGATTGAATATAGACCGTGGCGGCCTCAACACCATCCACCAAAAGCGCGGCTTGTTCCATGTCGCTCTTGAGGAGGTCCAGAGGGTAGGGCCCGGCGAATATGTCGGAGAAGTACGGCACCCCGCGCGACACGTCGAAAACGGCCTCGCCCTCCACGAGACGGCACGAGCACGAGACATTTTGGACGATGGCGTAGGGGTCGCCCGCGAGCGCCCAATTGCCTCGCGCGTCTAAGCAAAGGTCCCACGCCACGATGTCCAAGAGGAGGCTTGCGCTCATGTGGTTGGTATCCCCGTCTCTCCGCCACCCGGGGTCACGCCGGTGTGTTTGTGGGTCGTGAGCGGGATGCCTCCGGCCGTCACCTCGCCAGTGACCTCCACGTCCCCGTCCACATAGACCGTTGACGCGGGCTTGAGGTGAATATCCCCGGAGCTGTCAAATCGGATATATTGCGCCGGGGTGCCGTTGAGGAAACCCCCGATATAGAGGCCGTCCGCCATGTCTTGGACCCGTTTGGAGCCCGGCACCGCGTCCGCCTTGGTGTTTTTCACCTTGGAAATGTCTCGTGAGGCAAAGACCGCTAGGCCAATGTCTCCCACGGCCGGGTCCATTATGACCGCGTTTTGGCCGCCTTGGAGACGGAAATAGGGCAGATTATGGAGCGGGCCGTGGGGGACGCTCTGGCCCATTCCATCCACTTGGTGGACCATGGGCAAAACGTCCAGATAGCCCACCGGGGAGAGGCCGCCGGTGTTGGTCACGGCGATGACGCGGACGATAGTGGCCGTGGCTTGCTGGCGCATGAGCTGCTTCACGACAAAGTGCAATTGCGCGAAGTCGTCTCCATAATCGTGCGCGGAGGCAAAGCCGGTAAAGTCGGTCATTGTGCTGGCGCGGCCTCCGGGGTGAGGTTTGTGAATTTTTGAGCCTCAACGTGCGAATACCACCGGCCGTTGGGAATTTCCACCTCAAGGTCATGGGTGACCGAGAGCGGAAACCACAAGCCGCTTGCCGGAGACGCCGCGCTGTTGAGATTAACGGGTCCGTTGACACGGAGCGACGGGTTGAAAAGCGTTGTAAACGCTATGCCCTTGTCATTGTATGACGGGAAGCCAACGAGCCCGGTGGAGCTGTCCACTTGCACCGTTTGCGTATTGCGGGCCTGCCCCCGTGGCCAAATGGCGAGGAAACCGGGGTCATCAAAAGAGAACTCAAAATCCGCCATTTCCGCCAAGCGCCGGAGCTGGGCCATATTATCGTGCGGGAGATAGAGGTCCTGCACTTGGACGTTGACGCCCGAATTGACGAGCGTGAGCGGCGGGTCCATTTGCTGGGCGATGGAATTGGCCACAGTGGCCGCGTCCACGGAGCCTTTATAGGACAGGGGTGGGACGGAGCGGTAGGCGCTGGACATTCCCGCGTGCGCCGTCACCAAAA